ACACAAGTAAAGAATATTTTCTCACGTTGCAACATTTTATTTGAATAAATCCTTAATAATAACTTCAACAATTATCATTATAACAGGTACAACAACATATACTCGTGTTTCAAGACGTATGAACTTCTCTTTCAAATCATCATACTTTGCTTGAAGCTTTTCAAGTTTGTCATACAAATCAACAACGTCCTCCTTCGTAATATCAACTTCAGTTGATACCTGAATAGCCCATTCTTTCCAAGTACTCGGTACTTCTTTACTCATCGCTTTTCTTTTGGAATTGTTAAGGCTAATATCTGACAGGGTTTGTCACCAACAATAGCCGTATGTTGAACTTCTTTTGGGATTAGGCATTTGTCTTTTTCATTTAAATGAAATTTAGTACCGTTTTCAAATATAAACGTAATAGAACCTTCAAGACATACAATCACTTGTTCCGATTCATTACCGTGACTATGCCATTGTAATTCAGTATTTTTTGAAAATCTTGTATGAAATACTTCACAGTTATTATGGTCAAGTAACGTAAAGGCTATCATTTTACCTTTCTTTACTTCCCATTCCACAATACCGTGAAATACTTCAGGTGTTGCAAATGACATTAAATGATTTGGAACCTCTGGCAAGTCCTTTAATCTTTCCCTAATTTCATCTGTCGTACACATAGTTTTCAAATTTAAATGACACATATTTTATATACTGGATGATTAATCTACCCAAGTGGGTATTGTATTTATTTTCAAAGAATATGCCTGACCAAAGTTTACACGACCAAATTCATCAGTTTCCCAACCTTGTAAAATCCAAGTTCCTGTTTCATCAAAATCAGTTTCATTTGTTTCGTAAGTAATCTTACCGCCAACAGCATCATAAACAACAGCATTCCAATATCCTGTGATACCTGATGGTTTCTTATAATATATCCGTTGTTCCTGCGAATTGGTAAGATCACCACCGATATATGCAATTAAAGGAATCATTGCATATTTATAAACTTTTTCCGTTAGTGTTGCCATATCATTTCAATTTTTAATTTTCCCTACAAAGACAAGTTACCCTATGTGGTAATTCCGTATCCAAATCAATTTCACGAACAATTTCCGTACGTAAATTCAACTCACGTAATATAATAGTACTCAATTCTAATTCTCGTACAATATATGAATCAAAACAATAACAACCTCTATCTTGGTCCCAATATCTTGAAAGTGTTCCTGCAAATGATGATGAACCATTAATTATAGTAGATAATATTGGTTTTCCTTTTAATAAGGCTTCTAAAGTACTACCACCTTCAATCTGAGCCGTTAAATAAGCGTTGGCTAACAAAGTAGCATCAACCGTACCTTGTGAATCAATAACAGCCTGTAAATCGGCTATACCTCCTAAAGTAGAATCTACTGTACTTTGTCCATATATAGATGCTAAAATATTACCTACCCCGATTAAATTATTAGTAAGACTTGAACTACTATCAATAATAGCAGAAAGACTGCCTATTGCCTTTAATGTTGGAATAACATTGGAACCACTATTTATTGTTGAAGATATACTTGCTGTTCCTTTAACTGTACCTGTAATACTTGAACTACCTACTATCGTACTTGAAAGACTACCTACTGCTGTTAAAATAGCAGTTAAAGCAGAATTACCTGTAATGGTTACGGATGCACCTGTTTTTCCAATAAGTGAACCTGTGACAGTAGAACCATCTTGAATAGTAGTTAAAAGACTACCTTTAGCAGATAAAGTAGCTGTAAGACTTGAACTACCTATAATAGCAGATGAAATCCGTGTTATAGCATAAATAAATCCTGTAACTGTTGAACTACCACTAATTGCTGTTGAAAGACTGCCTTTTGCTGTTAAAATAGCAGTAAGACTTGAACTACCATCAATAGTAGCAGAAAGACTACCTAAAGCAGATAAAGTAGCTGTAAGACTTGAACTACCGTTAATAGCAGTTAAAAGATTTCCTACTGCCTGTAAAACAAGGGTAACATTTGAACTACCATCTATTGTACTTGAAAGAGTACCTACCGCTGTTAAATTTGCTGTAAGACTTGAACTACCATCTATTGTACTTGAAAGAGTACCTACCGCTGTTAAATTTGCTGTAAGACTTGAACTACCATCTATTGTACTTGAAAGAGTACCTACCGCTGTTAAATTTGCTGTAAGACTTGAACTACCATCAATTTGAGCCTGTAAATTTCCTATCGCTTGTAATGCTCCTATTATAGCTGAACTACCATCAATTTGAGCCTGTAAATTTCCTATCGCTTGTAATGCTCCTACAACCGTTGAGATACCTTCAATAGCACTCGAAAGACTACCTTTAGCAGATAAAATAGTAATAAGGCTTGAACTGCCTGCAATAGTAGCTGAAATATCATTTTCAGGAGGGGCTTGTGTCAAATTGGCAATTACAGTAGAACCTATTTCCTTGTAGGTTTGATCTGCCGTAAACAAGGCACTATCCGCTGTAATCGTTGTAATATCAGCAGTAATAAATATTATACCTATACGACAATTCATATTACCAATTCCCATAGCTAAAATTATATTTCAATCCATCCATAAACTCCCGGTTCCCAAACATTATTATCAACCGTGCTTTCCCAAGTCTTTCTGTTATGTGTTACCTTTGCCCCAAGCGGATAAGCGTCTTCACTACCCAAAGGCTGCACCCATTCAGGAATAACATTAGGTGGTGGTACTTCCTTCCAAAGTGCAGGCACTAACGGTGGTTCCCATCCTGTTTGTGTTATATGTCCCTGTATGATTTCATACAATTTGCCGTCATAAACACGAACAATCACCTTTCCCAAAATGTCTGTTAAATCCTCGTCAGGTTGCCATTCAGGATAAATAGAAATAAGGCTTTCATATTCATCTGCTGTAATGTCACTTTTAAGAACATACTTGCTTACAAGTTCCCTCACCTGCCATATTTTTACGGGCAATTCCTGTAAGTCTCCATCTTCTTTTAATTCAAGACCAAAGAACTCAAGTGCATTATTGAAAGATGAACAGTAATACCATCCGTCAATAGGATAAGTGTAAGTTGTATGCTGACTTACAAGATAAGTCATATTTGGCTTATATATGCCTATTGAAGCAAAAGCCAGGGTTCCGTTTTCATATTTATAAAATCCTTCCATCCTGTTAATTTGTTACTGTCCAACCTTTAGCTGTTGCTATTGAAGTGTCGCAGGTTGCAGCACCAGGGCATCCTGTTATTGTGATTGTTTTTCCAGTCAATGTAGGTAAGTCACCAAAGAGAGTGTTCAATGCCGTTGCATCAAGGGATGTGTATGATACATTGACTTGCGGTGAAGTACCACCGAAAGTAGAATTAGCATTTGTAAGGCGTATTCCCGTACATTGAAGCAAATGAGCACTTGTTCCGTAAATTCCTATTTTTGAAAGGAAAGCAGCAACCGTTAATGTCCCTTGCAAATATTGGCAATCTTTTAAGAGGTCTGTTCCATTCGTTGCTAATGACTGATGTCCCAAATAGTCTAATCCTGTTATTGTTTTTAGTGAATAGCAACCATTGAACATACTTAACACAGTGGTCACACTTCCCCAAGAAGTAGGTAAGACAATACTTGACAAAGCATAGCAATTATAGAACATACCTTGAGTATTACTCACACTTCCCCAAGAAGTAGGTAAGACAATACTTGACAAAGCATAGCAATAAGCGAACATAAATGAAGTATTACTCACACTTCCCCAAGAAGTAGGTAAGACAATACTTGACAAAGCATAGCAATTATTGAACATATATGACGTAGTGGTCACACTTCCCCAAGAAGTAGGTAAGACAATACTTGACAAAGCATAGCAATTATAGAACATACCTTGAGTATTACTCACACTTCCCCAAGAAGTAGGTAAGACAATACTTGACAAGGAGGAGCAATAAGCGAACATATATGACGTATTACTCACACTTCCCCAAGAAGTAGGTAAGACAATACTTGACAAGGAGGAGCAATTATTGAACATATATGACGTAGTGGTCACACTTCCCCAAGAAGTAGGTAAGACAATACTTGACAAGGAGGAGCAATTATTGAACATATATGACGTATTACTCACACTTCCCCAAGAAGTAGGTAATGTACACGCCTGTAATTCTTGACATACTGCTGTTAACCCAACAGTATCGTAGAAAGTGCTTGAACAATCCGTTAATGCCGTTGTTCCAAATACCGCCCATAGTATATTGAGATATTGCTTCCGTGTGGTAAAACTATGCCTTTTAACCTGCCATCTTGTAATATTGCCGGTTGCACCGTAAATCCGCACCTTATACACCCAATACCCAAGATTTGCGCAATACGTTCCCCCTGAATAATTATATTGATGCTGATAAGTCGTTCCACTTGCCCTTCCTGTTTCCACCGTACCATCACCCCAATCAATCGTATAAGTGCCTGACGATGCTACCGTAGTGGCAAATGATATTCCCGTACCATCCGAAACTAAGAGATTGATTTCATTGTCACCCACCGTAGAAATGTCAATCCATTCGGCTGGTTTAGTCCATTGTGCAGGAGAAGTAGAAGTACTAATCGGTAATTTAAAACTTCCTATTGCCATTATGCCTTTATTGTTAAGTTCATCGTAACTCCTATATTTCCGGTTGGTGCGTTGGTAGCGTATAACTTGACACTTCCTGCACTTGATACCGTTTTTGGCAATATTTCCGCAGCCTTCACAACGGCTATGTCGGCATTGTCAGGTATTACCTCAACAATGGTATCCGCAGTTATGGCTACATTAGAATAATCATACTCGTATAATCCTGAAACCAATGACCAAGAAGCAGATGAAAGTGTAATAGATGTTATCTGCGTTGTATAAACCTCCGTAAAATTATCATTCACCTTATCAAAGGCATCACGAATACTATCTCCTGTGCCGTCATTTGCGGTAGTACCGATGTTTATTGTCTGTTTTGCCATAGCATTAAACAGCTAAAAGGAGAATTTCACCCCTCGTTTTTATTAATCTTCAGTAACATCTAATTCACCTATGGCAAACTGCGGTGTAATACCGGCAGAAACCGCAAGATCGGCAGTCAACTGCCCCCACCACAAACGATATGGTTCTGTAGTGTTGGTATTATCCATCCACAATTCAACGTACCGAATCGTGTTTGTACCGGCTGTACAAGCCCCGAAGGTAATTGCTGCGGTATTACTTGCCCCGTTACCTGAGACTGTCCAACCGGCAGAACTACGAGGTACGGCAACACCACCAGCAACATACCCTGTGTAATTAGCTTCCGTACCTACCGTTGCATCATCACAGGTTGTAGCCGAGGTACAAAGTCTCACATACACATTACCAGCAGACGCACTACCCAGAACGCCAGAGGCATCCCCAATTCCAGCTATCGCTTCATTATTCAAAAGATGAAGCAATAATTTGTTTTCCAAAGTGTTACTCTTACTTCCCATTTTTCTTAAATTTAAAAAGTTATTTTTCTATTTGACTAACTCTACGAACACCACTAACAGGATTAGGGTTCTGTGTCTTACCTAAAGCATCTTTGGTATTACCACCTGTGTCTTTTTCACCACCCATTAATTCCTCTTCTTCATCCTTTGTAAGTTCTTCTTCCTCTTTTATTGCACGTTCACGATTTGCAATAATTTCATCAATCTGTGTTTTATCAAAATATAAGAAATGTTTTAAAAACAAGTCTAATGGTAAATATTCTTCAATACCAGACATTACAAACTCTTTCATTGAAGCAGCACGAACCTTTCCAAGTTCAACCTTTTCCTTATCAGAAAGACTAAACATCTTATCCCATACAATCATATAAGGAGTTGCAGGTTCAGGTAAAACACCTACTTCAATACATTTGTCTATAAAAGGACGTAATATCATTGGTTCATTCTGTTCCTCCCTACGTGAGGTTACATAACTAATCCATTCCAGCTTATCCTGTGCAGAACTTAACTCACCACGCTCGGAACCCGTTAGGATACGTTTTGGAATACCTGTTACGGCAGAAATCATCTGCATTTGTACATCCACGTGATTTATAGGATCTGCAATCTGCTGGGCAAGTGCATTATATTTTACACCTTCATTTATAAGAACTCTTCTTAAATTATTTTCAAACTCATCAATTTGTTCCTTTAATGAAGTAAACATTTCTTCTGTCATTTGGTAATCCGGTGAAACCTCTCCAGTGTACCCAGGACGTGCCCCACGCCAAAACATTTCAGCATCACCACCAACCAGTTTTTCAAGATCAACCAAACGATTAAACACCGCACGTAATCTTGGTGTACCAAACACTTCATCATCTACAGGATCTTCTACAAGATGAACAACACGAGTATAATGAGCGTTGACAGTTGTTACAGAAGTCCCCGTTGTTATTTTTATGCCATAATATAAAGGTAGTCCATAGCGTTCACTTTTAGGATCTTCATCATATTTTGATATTTCTGCTTGGTCTTCAGAAAGTGGTTTAACATACAGTAATTCCAATTTCTTATTTGTAGACTTTGAAACAGGATTTTTAAGCCCTTCCCGATTAGACACATCATTTAATCCAAGAAACAAAATAGAGTAACGACCAATACCTGTTAATTTGTCGGCACGAATAAAAATAGACTTTAATTTCAATTTTTTGTCTAATTCCTTCCAAGCCTTTTCAAATTCCGTATCATCTTCCTTTATCGTTTCTATCACATCAATTGTACCTTTCCAAGATGCTTTTACAGGACGGTCTATAATCGCTTTTGCAATATCATGTCGTAAATAACGATTCCAATAAGTTGAAAAAGTAATTTCCTTTGGATAACCAAGTGCTTGGTAAATATCTCTTGTCCCACCATAGGTATCGGTTCCTAACATATTGGCAAAGGTCATTCTTGCCAATAATTCACTAAATGTTGTGATCTTTTTTGATACAACATTTACTTGTGGTGCTATTTTCCTTTTTCTTTCCATTATGTTATTCTTCTTGCTACCTTTTTCCTTGTCAAGAAATTAAACCCACCTGAGGTGGCATCAACCTGGTCTTTATATGTTGAGTTTGGGAACAATTCAAATTCATCCATATACACCTTGTTCCACTCTGCAATTCTCAACAATATATTACCATTATTTACTTGTACACTTAACGGGTCTGCTCGCTTTGCTTTATCCCCCGTAGGCTTGTCTGCTTCTACAAGATACCCTGCAAGATTACGAATTGTGTTTTCCGCCGATTCTTTACCACCACTGCCAGGCTCCTGCTCAATTACCACCCAACACTTCTTCCCATCCACTTCAGCAGTCTGTCGTATAATTCTTTCCCTTTGTTCAGAACTCCATTGTCCACGTTTTACGTCATCCACCAAAAACTTACCACTCTTAAGTTTTCCAATCTTTACTCCCACCGTGTAAGCACCTTTTCCTGCACTCCCTGCCTTATCCCAATAACGCACCCATTTAATTTCATTTTCTTTTTCCTCCAATATTTGGTTAGTTAATTGAAAATGTTCTATTTTGAACATCCCACCACCTGGAGGAGTCGGTGCTTGACCAATTTGTCCAGCATAACCATATTGTCCAAGATCGGTTTCCAATTCCTGTAAAACAGACCAAGGCATACGATTTACGTCAAACAAATTATCTACATAATGTTTTGATAACTCTGGAGGATTTAATTTAGACTTAAAATGAAGTATTTCTCCTGGAAGACATATATGTCTTAAATTACCTTTTTTCTTCTCTAATAAATGTCCTGACGGATCATCCTGGTGTAGCCTCTGCATAATACCAATCGTAGCAGAAACTTCTTTATTCGTTTTACGTGTAGAAAGAGTTTGATCAATCCAACGAGCAGCATTCTCTAATTCTATATCAGAAGCAGCTTGTTGTGGATTAAGAGCATCGTCCCAAATAAGAATATC